CACCTTCATTAGAATAATTTAATTCATCACCTTCTCTAAATGAATGAGTTTTTTCAAAAGTAATTGTATTATTGGTTAAAGAAACTTTTTCAGAAATATTTGATCTAAAAAATCTTTTATTTTCTACTTGAGTAAATTTTGGAGCTGCCTCTGCAATTCTAGTTGGGTTTCCTCCAGATATTACTACAGAATCCGCAAATTTTATATAATCCATTCCAGGATCTTCAATGTTTATTTTTTGAAGATTTCCTCTAACTACAAGTTCTCCATCAAAATTTATTCCTGTAGAATCTGTAGTGAATAAAGTTGGTGGATTTATAACATCATATCCACCACCACTAGAAGATACAACTACCTCTTCAATTTCTCCGTAATAACAAAAATCTTTAGATCTATTAGTAACTATTTCAACACCATTCTTTAATATTCCTATTCTCTCATTAGATTCAATTGCTTGAGTTTCAGTGTCTATGGTCCTCTCTTTTTGATTGGACATTTTTCTCATAGCAAATTGAGGCTCAACTTCCGTTTGCTTCTGAAATGCATAATTATCAGTTCTAAGTAATTTTGCAAAATCTGCAAAACCAGTAGCTTCAATAAAGATTAGATTTGTTAAATTACTTGTACTTTTTGCTAATTTAAAATTATTTTCATCAATTCTAAAAGCAAAATAATAACCAGACAGATCTAATGTATTTTCTTCGGAAAAAGAACTATCATAAAATACAGAATCTCCAGAATATAAACCATGATTACTTACTGTGAACGTCTTTGTGCTTGAAAACGTACCAGAAAGCGTAACATCTCTATAGTTTACCTGGAGATCTGCATTAAAATAATTTGGAAGAGAGTTTGTAGCAATGTAAACATCACCTTCTAAGTCAATATAAGTATTTTGAATATTAGCTGCTATCTCTGTTCCTTTTGCTTTTGTGACTTTTCTCTTTATATAAAAAGCCTCTGTAATTTCACGGTCATTTAAAATTCTGAAAGAATTATCTGGAGTAGGTCCTTGAGATGCTTCAAACTCTTTTTCGATTCTTTCTAAAGAACCATCTGCGTTTCTAACATCACAATTTACAAGTACTCTGTCTCCACCATTTATCAGACAATTATCATATGTTGTTATAGAGTAATTATTGTTTCCTTCATCATTCAGTTCAAAAACTCTATTTGAAATCGCATGATTAAACATCCACTTCGATGCTTTTAAATCATCTGTTGCCTTTCCTAATCTCCAAACTTTTGCATAGTCACCGATTTCAGAATAAGCAGTTTTTGCAGTTTCTTTTAGTTCACCAAGAACTCCAGAAATACGCATTCTTACTTCTTCACCTTCTTCATCGTAGGAATAAACATATGAGTTCATTCCAATAGTCCAACCAGACTCAATTGGCCTTATTACTCCAGTTGCATTTAAGAATTGATTTACATTTACACCATCATAAGTGATAAGCATATATTGGTCATCAAGACCTGCTTCTTCGTCCCCATTAAATAAGACAAGAAGTTCCCCAGATTCACTAAAACCTAAAGTAGTATCAACAGTTATTACACTAGCACCAACAGATATATTATCTACAGTTTGGGTTTGTGAGTGTATAGTGAACTCTCCAAATACTGTTCCTGTAACATTTAAATCTCTGTTATAACCATAATCTAAACTAATAACAAAATACTCATTACCATTCTTTTCTATTTCTTCTACACCAACAACAGTTCCATAAGCGTCATCAATATCTCCATCTTTCTCTTGATATAAAACTCTATTGAGAATCTCTTTAGGATTTCCATCTATCTCTTCAACAACAAGATTTATAGTTTTTCTATAATCAGCAATTGATGGTGTAAATAAGAAATCTCTAGGTCTTATAATTTTTGGAGATGTACCATAAAGAGCCTTAAACAAGATGATAAAGGAATCATCTGTTCCTTTAGAACTATAAAAATCTTTTAATTGTTTAATGAATAGACTCTGATTGAGACCATCCGCAAAACTAACGTTTTCAAATCCAGGGGCAAATTGGATTTTTAATTTGGTAAAAAACTCGTCTAATAATAAAGCGTTGAGGTTACTAACCAATGCTCCCGAAAGATGTTCATCAACGGTTGACTCTTCAAATTTTAATAGGTCAGTAGTTCCAGGATTATCATAACCTGTAATTCCACTAAAACCCCTTGTACATTGATCAAATGTTGTTATTGTTTTAGTTTTATAGTATATAATTTCATCGTTAATTTTGATCATCCCATTTTCAAAAGGATAACCTCTAGTTGACGTTACAGTTACAGTGTCGTCAAAGGTACCAAGATCTTCAGTAAGTTCTGTTGTCGAGATAGAGTCTGCAACAAAATCTAATTTTGTATAAGTATCTGGATTTGTAAGGAGATCATACGTTTGACCAGGATTTTCAAGATACCGATAATATTCCTCTAAAAACTCTACAAGAAATGGATAATTATCTTGTGCAAAAAGAGGTAGTTGACTTTGAACTACCGACGTTAATCTTACTTTGTTGGTTGAACTTCCGTGCATTTTCTATTAATTTCTGATTAGGTTCTCCGCGAAGTCAAAGTAACTAGAACTCCTAATATATGTAGCGCCCGACAGATCACTTCCTGAGGAAATTCGATCTACAATAGCATTAATATCACTATTTGAAACATCTAGTTGTAAATATAAATCTTGTAGTCCAATAATATCATTAGATTCAGGAGATGCTGATATTTCAATCAGTGGACTTCCATTCAGATCTTTAACTGTTGATTCAATTTGAATATTGAAAAGCATAATTTCACCTTTATCATAATCTATAGATCCGACTTGTCTTGCGACTTGACTATCATTATCACCAGTTAGTCTGAACGCGACTACTTTTCCTGTAACACCATCATCACTTGGAATATCTCCCAAGTACACCACTCCATCAATACCATCTAGAGTAAATCCACTAGATCTAATATTATAGTTTGTTTGTTCATGAAGAACTCTAATTGGATTTCCAAAACAAATTTCATAAGTAGCAACAGAATTAGTAGTTGTTACTAAATCTCTTCTCATCTGAATATTGGTTATATTAGATTCAACAGAACGATGCGTATTATCAATTAAATTACTAACTCTACTATACTTAAATCTTGTTCCTATACCGTTCATTTCTGAAGATTTAGAATAACTATTCAAATTATCAGTAACTAAACTTTGTAGAGCCGCTGCTGAAGAAATTTTAGCAGGATCGAAATAAACTTGAGATTCAATTTCAATAAACAAGAATTTCATATCAACGATAGATACGTCTACACCTGTAACAGCATAACTTCTTATATTTGTTACCAAATTTCTTTTATCCAAATCAGTCATGTATTGACTGTACTTGGGTTTGATTGCTATAAAAACTCTTCCATATTCTGGTGGTTCTAAAGTTTCTCCACCGTATGCGGAAACAATTTCAGCCTCTGGGTAGATAGAAGGAACAATTGCTTCATAGTCTGCTGAAGTAACTGCTCTATTCTGTGCTTGATAAACCTTTGTTGAATACTTTTTAATAGAATCAATTGACTCAATTTCTTCACCAAAAATAGCTGGCGCTATAGTTTCTAAAGGACTAATACCTGAAGTAATCACTCTTCCATCATTATCAGTTACATTACCGGCAAAACTAAATCCTCTTACACCATTACCAGTTGCTCCATTACTCATTACATAGGAAACATCAACAACATTTCCGGGTTCTAAAGATTTACCAAAAATATTATCACCAAAAATTAACTCATATCTTTGGTCTTGTACTTCTTGTATGAAGAAAACGTTTGCAGATCCTTTCGCCTCAAATAAATTATTAATTAACTTGAAACTATTTCCTCCAGTAGATACTGAATTATTCCTTACTTTTACTGATAATGACGTTGTATCTACATTTGGGTTATTCAGAATAATACGAGGATCTTCAATTGTAGGATCATAAGTATGCGACTCTTCTACAACAATACCCTCTAGTATCTCAACATCTGCAAACAATGCAGTATTTCCTGTTACTGGAACTGTAACATCGTTTGTAATTACAAATGTTGCAGTTCTAGTACCAACATTAGATTGAGATACTGCAACCAATCCACTCTTTAATGTTACAGTAACTGGTTTGGTTACTAATTCATCAAATGTTACTACAAACGAAACTACTGCTCTTGCCGATCTTTTTGGTCTCGGTACATATCCAATATTTCTAGCGAGAGAAACAACATTTTCTCTTAGTGTTGCACTATCGATAAAAACTTCGTTACTAATCATGTTAGCATTGAACGAAGCAATATACGTGTTATATGCAAGCGTATCAATTAAAACCGAAAGATTAGATCCTTCAAAGTCATAATCAGTGAATGTTGAGTTTGATTTTAAATGATCAATGATTGATTTCTTGATCTGTGAAAAATCTAGATTTGAAAAATTTACTAAAGACATTTATCTTAAGGGTTGGAATACAAACTCTAATACTTGTTGATCAGCATCTAGTCCCACTATTCTGAATAGTATCCTAATCGATATAGAACTACCTTCAACATCAGGAGTAACTTGAACTGCACCTGGGTCTAATTTAACACGAGGTTCATATTGTAATATTGTTTGAGTAATTTCAGATTGTAAAACATCTATTGAGTTTTCATCAAGAAAATTTTCAAATAAAAGATTATTTACGTCACACCCAAGATCAGGCTCAAAGAATCGCTCTCCCCTTAATGTAGTAACTAGATTTCTAATAGACCTAGTTATAGCTCTTTCATTAACTAATGTCGTTACATCATCTGTTGCTGGGTTTTTAACAAATGATAAACTAATATCTTTAAAAGATCTAGATGTCCGCGATTCTAACGGCATTTATTTTGAGCATAATATGTTTATTTATTACCTATTTTACTCATAAAGTGTTTCTGGTTCACTTTCATCGGTAAAAATTTCACTTTCTTTGTGGATATTTGTCTTTTTGGGGTCTTTATCATCATTAAGTATTTCACGAATCAGTTTCTCATGCTGCCTTGTTGCTAAATTATCCAAAAAATCGTTTTCAAATAACATATTTTTCTCCTTTTTTATATTTATTGAGTATTATCTTCCTCTTCTTTGCGTTCTTTTGATGTTTTCCAGAAATATTCATCTTCACGACCCATACCAAGTCGATCGAAACCATTCTCTACACTATAATATTCAGTCGAAACTTTAAAATCAGGCATTTTTGGCTCTTCTGGAGTCAATGAGTTGTCGAAAATGCGTAATCTATTGTTTGGATACAGTGCATATTGACCATTATCAAGTTCAATTAGGTTATGAGACTTGTGTTCTGCAGGATTTTCACTAGTAGCATAATCAATTGCATCTGGGTCTTGGTGATAGTTGTCTATTGTACAAACATAAGTGCCTTTTTGAATCCCATGATCGCGTGTATAGCACTCAAAATCCATACTTCCAATAAATTGCTTAGTGACCGCTACAACCCCGTAATCCATGCAATTCCAAAATTGTAGGTTAGGTAACGACATATCAGGTTCGGGCGCTTCCGGGCGCGATAAGAAGGCACTGATGGGCAATTTGTCGTACATTGCAGCATACTCTGGTAAATATGTTTCAAAGTAAAATGCTCTTCCAGGAATACTCTTACAACTGACCCATACACCTTTTACATATTCCCCATGACCACTCTGATGATCAGTTAGATATTCTTTTCGGACCCATACTTCAACAGACGGTAGATTACAAATCAAAGCAGCCATAGTGACACTTTCCGGTGGAGTTTCCGGTTATTTAGTTTTAATACCCAATAAAAAAGCGCCCCGTAGGACGCTCTGAATATTACTTACCTTGACCTCGATAAACTTTCTTTTTGTTATTACGAGAAGTAGCAGAATACTTAGTGTGTTTTCCATTACCTTGCCGAGATTTCTTAGGAGTTGCCTCGATAATATCTTTATCAGCATTAAAACGTACAGCCATAATTAATCCTCAAATACTTGTTCTAATTTAATGTTCATAGGGTCGAGTGAAGCAGCAGGATCTTCATAGTATGCATCCGCATATAATTGCATTAATTCTGCTGCCGACTCAGGGGAGATGCCCTTTTGTAAAAGTACTCCCTCATAATATATGTTATACAACATTAGATAACACGCATCTTTTCATGTCCAACACGAATCCGAGGATCACACCAAATCTCAAATCCTTCTTCTTTTGCATCTAGACAGAATGAAACATCCTCTCCACACATATCTTGTACTGCACCAGACTCAAAGACTTGCATCTTAGGAGCAAACCAAGGATACTCAAGATTCTCGAATACACCTTTCTTGATAAGTACCCAACCAAAACCTGTGTAATCAACTGTGAATGGTTTCTTACGCTTAGCCATGGTATCAGATGTCTCATGATTCATCACACCACCATTGTTACGGAAATCATCTTCCTCTAACCAGTGTGCAACAGATGAAGTCTTACCATCTTCTGTAAGATACCATCCAGAAACAATCTCTTTCTCGTCACCAGCACCTTCTGCAGGATTTGCTAGATCACATAGTTGCCAGAACTTCTCAGTGTTGAATACAATATCACTATCGATCCATAGTTGATAGTCATAAGGTAACTTACCATCCCAGGGAATCTGCTTAGGACCACGTAGAACGTTTGCACCTAAACACTTGCATCTTGCAAAGTTAACCATTGAACTATAGTCTTGACTAATCTGAATACTCAGACCACTCTGTACTAAATCAAAACATAGTTGTACGAATGCTTTCAGAAAAGTATATGAACATCCTCTTCCAGGTAGACAGAATACAATAGTCTTACCTTTCATTCTTGCTTTAATTGCATCATAGTCCCATTCGGGACCTGCTGCTTTCTTTGCTACCTTTGGAGTAGCAGCCTTTACGGTAAATCCTTTAGCCATAAGTGAATAAAAACCTCAATTCAATTCTAACGCTTTATTTAGTGTAAGTCAATAACTTGCTTCCTCATATTGGGAAACTGTAACCTCTTCGTATGATAAGTCATTGAGATTGTAGTTAGACTTCATTAACCCTACAAGAGCACATACAGTATCCCATGTAGTCTTAAATTCTTCTTCGTCAATGCAATCTAATATGCATTGATCTTTTGCATATATGTGAAAAACCTTTTCGTCCATTTTTACACTCCGGATATTTTTTAACTAGTGGGGTTTTCAAAACACATTATATATCAGCAACCTATTCTAGTCAATTAGAATACTAAAAATTTTTTTATTGAACTCGGTATCTCTCTCGCGTTTTCGGTTCGTTGTAGGTTAGGGTAGTTAGGCGTTTTTAATTAAGGGCGGCATTATATAACATTTTATACACACGCATAACTGCTGTTAAGTGTTAACGAATACGAATAGCAAAAAAGAGGACTGTTAGACAGTCCCCCTTATTCGTGTCTCAGTAACTAATAGTCTCAGCGGCACAATTGTCTAAAAGATTTTTAACTTTATCTTGCTGTAGCTTCATCACAATGCTGCTATTCTTGTTTGCTTTGCTGTTACCTAAGAAAGCATTGATTCCATTATTCGATGTGATTCTCAAGCGTAATCCGCAATCGATTACATTGCCTTCCTGAGTTACAAAGTATATGCTTCTAGAAGATTTGCCGCTACCCTTGAGAACAATCTGAGCGCGATCGTTCAGAAGTTTAACAACAGGGTGCTGCGCTACTTTGAATCGATAAAGGTTGCAATCCTCTGTGTCGTTGATAACAACATCCATATCCTTATGTGAATCAAACTCTTTGATAAGGATATCTCTCAGGTCATCATAATCAATGCTATCTAAAGCTAACTCACAAAGGCGGTTAAAGCTATCGCGCATCTTTAAAATAAACTCTTCGTCGCAGCGGATTGATGTAGGTAACTGACGGAGTTCCTTCATGTTAGATAGGAACAGCACAAAGGTATCACCCAGAGCAGCATTGTGCGCTGTAGTGTTAAACCAATCAAATGAGCCGTTGTTGATACCTTTCTTGCGCTTTATGCTGATTTTGTTATCACCAGCAATTGCGTCTTCTTTAAGCTTAGTACCGCCGCGCTTCTCTACAGTTTCGCTATAGAGATTAAGGTCGTTAAGTAAAGCTACCGTGTTTGCCTCGTTAGCAACACCATCGCGATGAACTTGGCCAGTTGTGTTAAACATAGTGATCGACACTGAGTAAAGAGAAATAAGGGGGTTTAGGTCCCCCTCTGACCTGGTAGAACCTCAGGCGAGGCGCATCCCTGAGAAGAAAGGAACCTTACCGCCCTCCTGCTGAACAAACCAATCGAAGGACTTAGCGAAGACCCGCTCGCCTGGAAGACCGTTCTCTGACAGGATCGCATTCAAGCGGCTCTTTGTGGTTGTGGATTGGAAACCGCCGTCAAACAACTGGATCCAACCCTCACCGATCTTGGCGATCAGGTTGCCGTGTAGGCGAACCTCAGCCACTTCTGCATCGAAGGTCACTGCAGTATTAGCGGAGCTCCAGTTGGTGCCGTTTGCGATAGCGGCGTTCATCTGGGTTTCGATCTTACGCATTTGAAGTGGGTTGGTTGCTGATGTTTTAATTATAGGGCCCCATGGGGCGGAATCAATGGCGCAGTGGCCAGTTAGATCACTGGCCGAAAAGACCGTCGATCGTCTCTCCAATGGTCTTAGCCTT